GCATTATTGGGAAAATCAAAACTGAGTTCTTTCAGTTCTTTTAAGCCAAGTGATTGATGTTCTTTATCCCTTACTTTCATTCAACACCTGCTGTATGTCATATACTGGCGACGCACTGTGTTTACCACCCACGTTCCATTCAGTAATATATTCAACGAGTGTTCCTTCGTCACCGAGATAGTTCGGACCGTTTTTCCAATTATATATAGTCCCCACGGTTCCGTCTTCAAACTCAATATACCATTCTGCGTCAACTTTATAGCCGTCAGATTCCGTAGGTTCCCCAAAGATATCAACGAGTTGGGAGTAGTGGGCATTAATGTAACCTTGTAGAGAGGTTCCGTTAGCATCTATATACTGGTCGTTGTGGGTTTCAAAACTTTTCATTTCCACCACCACGGGTAATCCTTAACTGCGATGTATATACAGTAAACCACCACGGACCAACCACCAAGTATCACTGCCCATTTAAGCAGGTTCCACGGCAAATACAGCATCCATGTTAATAGTTCCATTAGTCTAATCCTCCTTCCTCAATCATTTTAAGGAGCTCTTGTTTTTTCTCTTCTAGCAAAACTTCACCGCACGGTTCACAAAGTGTTTTGTTGTATGAGAATTGAATTTTATTATTGCCGTCAGTGGCGTCTTTACCACAACTCTCACAGGTTTTACCTTCGTTTGAATAATTGGCATCAATAATTTCAGTCGAACTGATTGTCGTATAGGTGCTCATCCCTTACTCCTTTCAAGCAAGGCAAACATGTCCTCTAGGTTATCAAAAGGTATAAAGGTCGACTCGGGAGAGAGACTGAAACCTTCAGGCATCCATTCTATTTTCTCAGGGAAAAACCATTCATTTACTCCTGAGTTATAGTCCATAATTTCACCGTCATCGTCTATACCTACCACGATAGCACGACCAGCGAGCGGTTGGTGATAGTCAGGTAGTTTGAAGTATCGGGTGTCTTCATTAAATAACCCTTCGTCATCGACAATGACTGCCGTTTCTGAGTTAAGGGTCACCACGTCTATAGGAGACTTTATTTCTAGTATCTCCTTCCATTGTTTATAGTCACTCGTCACTGAAATTTCTTTAGTGGTTTGAGTAAATGGGTCGACTAATATTGCGTTGTATTCCGCCATTTTATTTTCCTCGTTAGTTTAATTAACATACCCCTATAATATAAACGTGATTAAATATTGTCCCTAGCATGATCCTAATACTCTTAGTAGAATATAAACACCTAGTCCCCAAATGATCCATCCCGTTAGATTAAGTCGCCACTTCATCTAGTTGGTGAAGAAAGCCCAAGTCTGTACGACGAGTGTCCACATCAAGATCCAGAACCATCTTCTGTAGTTGAATTCTTCTTTTTGATTTGACATAATACAAGGACTTTCGATTACCAAGCCTTAAACCTCCTCGTCACCGTTTCGTATTTCACCGTTGAAATTTTCTAACTCATCCTCAAACCGCCATCTCATTTCTAGGTCTTGGTCAAATCCAGGTTGAGCGAGATAGCGCATAAGTGCATTGATAACAGGTCTAGGTTCTGCCCATGCAGTAGCAAGTTTATAGACCACCTGCCTACCCTCTTTAATATTTGTAGCATTGGGGATTGGACCGACAGAATATTCCACGTCGTAAGCGTTCCACTTAGTACCCCAATTATCTATAGACCACTGATACCAATCAGCCGTGCCGTGTTGATTCTCTAGCCGTTTGATAGTGAAGGGATCGATTTTATTTTCTTTCAGCCAATCTAAGTCAGGGAAAGATAAATATGGATCTTTAGCTCCATTTAACTGTTCTGTCCACGTTTTTCTAGAATAATAATATGTAGTTTCCCCTTGATGAACAGCTTGTATGTCCCCCATGAGGTCGGGCATCGGCACTAAGTTATTGAAATCAAACATGGTTTCATCTCCCCGTAGATGCTCCATGATATTTTCTATGTCTTCTCTGGTTGACTGAATCGTCACTTGATTATAGCAGTGGTTTGGCATAATTTTCTCCTAATTGAGGTTAAGTTTATATTTATAATTAGGGTACTTTAAACTAGATCCTTTTTGATCCCTAGGAGAACTCTTATTATTCTTTTTTCTCTGATTGTATTTACGGGTGTAGTGTTTGGTAGTGACTTTTCTATATATGGGGCTGTTCATTTCTTCAAAAACAACTTTAAAGAGTTCGTCTGTGTCTTCTACTATAATTCTACTAGGATCTTCTTCGTACTGAGAACATTCATTTTGTTCTGCTTTTTCTAGTATTTCAGGCTCAATCCCCATTGAGCGAATAGAACCACTCCTGTAGTGAACATCTCTATCGTAATCAGAACTTGCATTTCCATAGAACGACAGAGGGTTTTTGTGTTTTTCTTGTATTGCTGTCGCTTTACACTCGTCAGAGCAATAAAAGGAATAGTTGGTTGGTTCCAGTTCTTTCCTACAATAGACACAGGTTCTCATCTAAGTGCCCCAGCGGTGAGATTAACCCATCTTATGAACCAGAATAAACTAAACTGGTGCAACGGCTTGGGTGTCACACACATCTCACCTCGATTTCGCTGTCTGAGGCGCACAGCTTTTGGATGCCGTTGCTTTCGAAAAACGTTCATTCTTCCAAGACTAACACATCCTCCAATATTCCATCAGCGTTGATTCTTATGGTGTGGGCAAGTTTGTTTTTGTATATATTATAAAAAACGTCTATGGCTTGTTCTCGTGTATATGGTTTTTCGTTGTGTCTTCTCTTCTCGTCTGAGTTCATCAAATACCATCTACCAAAGTTGCTCTCATAAGAATCACCGTTGTTATATTTATAAATTTCCATACTTATAAGTATGGGGTAGAAGTAAAGGAAAGTAAAGTATCAGTTTAAGAATAAAGGCAACTACTGTTGCTCTTCGTATTCCCCTTCTATAACCTTCCCTTGAGGGAGCACGCCACCTGTTTCGTAGTAAAGTTCTTTCATTCTTGCTAGGACTTCGTCTTTTGACATGGTGTCTACTCTATTAACAGTTAACTCACTGCGGTTGACATAAAGACCTGCTGCCTTGCCTCTTGCGACTTCAGCAGTTACCGCAGCAGACCACGCACCATTACGCATAGCCCCATCACGAATTTCTTTAAGGTCTACTAAATGATTCCCCAACGTGAGTTCAGCTTTTGTGGCTGCTTTTGTTTGTAGTTGATGAATACGGTCTTTAACTATTGGGTTGGCGTCACTGGTTAACATTGTACCAGCACGTGATGCATTTTTCTCACTGTAACCAGCCTTTTTTGCAGCCTCTTTTTTCTTCATTCCTTTAGCCACGTTTTGAGCAAACTTCTCTTGCTTGGGTGTTAGTTTCTTACTCAAAACTGCCTCCAAACACGAAGCTTCCAATCACCGTCTTCTTCTATTTTTCTGGTGACAAACTTCTTATCGTTTCTTCTAGCGTAGTTGGAAACAGCAACTCGAAGACGTTGTACATCTTCAGAGTCCCAATCTTCCATTGTGAAGTATTCACCAACTTGCATTTTATGTAGGTTGTATTTATTATTACGAGGAACGATTTCAGGCACAGGCAGTCCTGTTTCAAAAGTAGATTGTTTCAATTTAGTGCACCCTCATTGATAGGGCTTCTGAAACAGTGTCTGGTTTGATTCTTTCAAAAGATTCCCAGAGATGGATATCACAGTCCACGGTCACTAATATATTATCAGGGAACCAAATACCTATTCTCATGTGTGGTTCACACTCCTCCCCAGATTTGTGTTTATGAACCATAAGTTCTTTAGCAGCAAAAATCACTTCATCAAAATTCTCGTAACCCATTGATTTAACTTGCTTTTTAACATCTTTCTTAAGTTTAGGAAGGTCAATTTGTCGATTGTAATTATTTTTCTCAGCTAACTGATTAATCAGCTCAACGTCTTCCCAAAGCAGTTTCCGCATAGGAAGTTCAGAAAAGTTAATAGGCATATCATCTCCTTTTTATTTATATAAACATAAACTCTACTTTACTTCTAACCTAGAGTAAAGCAAAAATCGTTATTATGCTAAGAATTGTGACTCAGTGACTCTCTTTCTAAGACTCGTTGAACTAAAACCATGTTTTCTTTTATTAAAGTGAACACTACCCGCAACAGTACTAGAAAGTTCCTTACCTGTAAAGTGTTTAGATTTGTATTCCTCACCAATGATTCTAATGTCCCACTTTATAGTATTTAATATATCTAAAAGCTCTTGTTCTGTGTTGTATAGAATAATTTCATCTATATACTTACACCCTCTCAGTTGGACTTGTCTCTCTACTATATTCTGCACAGGTTTATTCTTCACATCAGGACGATCAAGTGTTGGGTCAATTTGTAGCCCAACAATTAAGTAATCACAAACAGTTTTTGCTTCTTCTAACATGAATACATGTCCTGCATGGAACAGGTCAAAAGAACCAAAAGTAATTCCTACCTTATTTTCTTTCATGTTTGACCAACTATGCCAAGTAGGCAAAGAAAAACCAAAAGCACTACAGAACTAATATGAAAAGAATACTTAATCATTACTTGCCTGATCTGCACGACCTGATAAAATTTCTGAAATTTCGTCTTCAAACTTGTTTATCTCTTTGTTGAGTTTTACAACCGATTCTTCTGGAGCATGTATACGAATAATCATTCGTACATTGTCCAGTATTTCTTCGTAACCGTCGTAGGTTTTTATTGGTTTATTCATCGTTTCCTCCTCCGTATAACCAAAACACTAATAAATATCTATCTCCTTTATCTTTGACTGGTAGCCCACGGTGCATGTGCGTAAAGCTGGGAAAAAACAAAGCGTGTCCATTCGGTAAAGGCTTCACTGTTGTACGACGGTGAAACTCCGTTCCGCCACCTTTATAGTTTCCCGTGTTCAACGGTACAACCATACTGATATCAGCGGTCTGGTCATGGTGCCACGCACCTTGTTTTTTATCCCTTACATTATAGTTCGCAATCTGTATAGTTGCTGCACCATTACAGTACCGTTGCCAAACGGACATAAAGATAGGGTTCATTACATTATAGACCACCCCAAGCATTGAGTTGAATAACTCGGGACATCTTTCATGTAAAACTATTTCAGGTATTTGCCTGAGTTCGTCTTCGTCCTCATTAGGACTGAAACTGAAGTGTTGTTTCATGTTTTCTATTTCATCTAACAAGGTAGTACAAAACTCTTCGGTAAACAAAGGCACAGAATAAACATCATGACCATGGTCAGTAACGTATTCTTGAAGTATGTTTTCCACGTCTTTCTCCCCAGCACTTTCCTGAAATTCTTTTAAACTTTTCATCGAATCTTTAGTAAGCTCGAGAGTAGTTTTGTCAAGCATCCACTCAGCTTTTATAGTAAGTAAAAAGTTTTTGACTAGGTATGGAGGGGTTTGCATTTAAGCTCCATTAAATTCTTTATAGCTAGGCTATACCTACCTATAGTTATATAAAAAACACGCTCTAAGGGGCTGCATTTAGCCCACAATTTCAGCATATCCACATCGTAAATCATATTTAATATCTCCCATTTTTATGTCGGGGTGTTTTTCTATTATCTGCTTAACTGTTTGATTTTTATACAGTTTTAATCTAGCAGCATTTTTCTCAGACTTAGGTTGTTTACCTGTAGGTTTGATTTTATTGTTCTCTAACAGAGGACTCACTTTAGTTTTAGCTTGTTTCACTAAATCGCTAGCGAGAGACCTTTTAGGTTTCTCTGGTGTGGAAACCAACCGAGTTATTGATAAGTCTTCGTCCTTGACTTGTTTAGCTTTGTTATAAAAATACTTCCAAAAAGCCATCTGTGCATCCTTTTTTGTTTCAAATTGTTTGTTTTTCCCAGTGTGTAGTTTCCAAAGTTCAGTGGCTTTACTAAGAGTAAGCCATGAAGGAGGAGCGTATTTTTCTGGGTCGTATATATTGGCTGAACCGCCCCTTAGTTTACCGACTTCTAAATCATTTGTCAATACGATTCTCTTCCAGTCGATGCCAGAGGGAGTGTTGTTTACAAAAGTAATCACATCCCACGTATCTCTTGTTTCTACCATTCTTTTTTTCTCCAGTATACAGATATATTAAGAAACATATATATTAATGTAAAGGAATGGTGTCAATAATCATGACACCATCCTCCTTACTGGTTATGCAGCTCTCGCATAGTCGATGGCTTTATTCATCGCTTTCTGCTTTAGTGAAGCACGACCCCCGAACCACGCATTATGTAATGACGCGTCTCGGTCATGACCCCACTTATGATCGACCACAAAGGTGACAGCATTCATCGCTCCCCACCATGTACCGTTAGACGATTTGAGTCTAGCTCCTGGCTGTTCGTCAATCGCTTGATGGACCATACTAGGTATGCGCTTAAACTCATCAACCATTGATTGACGGGTCGCTATCATTCTAGTGTCGCTCATCTTTTCTATTTCTTCCTGTGCTGTTATCAGTTCAGGTTGAAACAGGTCGGCTATATAATTAACGACAGAATTTCTATCAAACTTCTTAGAGCTTAAAAACTCAGCAGTCTCTTTAAATTCAGCCATTCTGTCTCCAGCTAACCCTAGTGCTTGTTCAGCAGCCACAAATACTTCGCTATCTAAAGCACGTACATGAGGCATTCTAAACCCGAGAGTTGACCTGTCAGACAAAGCCATTGTCAGTGTGTTGTTACAAACCACACGGATAGGTGTAAACCTTATCTCGTTAGACTTTCCCCATTTATGAGACACACTCACTAATAAATAGCCGAGCACTCTATCATCTCCTGGAAGGGTAAAGTCTTTACTGACGTTAGCCAATCCCCAAACATTTTGTCCATCTTTAAGAGAACCTGCAGTTTCCATTTTCATGTGTCCTGCGTCAGTAAACTTCTTAAAAAATTCAAAAGCGTCTGCGTTTTGACTAGGTATAAACCTTGGACCACATGGACCAAAGGTTTTGTTATCACTATCACGAACTAACACAGAGTAACCATCTACACCGATGAGGTCATCGGAAGCGTTTACGTCTGGGTCAGCGTGGGTAAATAAATGCCTTTTACTAACTGTCCAGTCAAGTCCAGCAGCAACGAGCATTTCTTGAGGTGTTAGGTTGTCTTCAACTTTAACACCTAGACCATGCCAGGGAGTTTCCCCTGCATAAGCCATTGTTTCTACGGCAGCAACCATAGTTTTTCTCCTTTCTTTATTTAGTAGCCGAGAGCGTTATGCTTTCTTTAAACTATTAAACATACCCCTTATGATATATATAATAAGTATAGAGTATAGGATAATCTTAAAGATTATAGGCAAGTTCATACTCTAGCCAGTGTTCAAATGTAAGTACGATGGTGACTGAATTGTCTGGGGATTCACCGTGTTTTTCAAAGTTGTGCCCAGCCACAGTCCACAAAGGAACACACACCCTGATTGGTTGATGATTATATTTCCAGATCAGAACAGGAATATCGCTTCCACAAGATGCGCACACCTGTTGCCACCAATCTTCTTTATACCAATTCCCAGAGGCATAGCGTTTACATTCAATTATGTGCTTGGGTATATTCAAGTCTCCTAAATCTTTTTCTTGGTATTGCTCTAGGTTTCTTTTTACTTTGAAGTCAATTCCCTTCTGTTTAAAGAAGGTGTTTAAGCGTTTAGCGATGTCTCTTTCAAAAGAGGCTCCCTTGTTTCTTGAATTTATTTTACCCATTGTTTTGTTTTTATTAACCTTATGTTTTTTAGTTTCATCCAGTCTCTCATTAATGCATTAAGAGTTTTTAAATCAGCGTCTGTAAATTCTTTCTGATAACTTTTATATGTTTCGTTATAGAGTTTTAGACCTTTATAATAGTTTCCTTCTCCCAACTTACAATAACGAACTATTTGCCACACCCTTTGTTTAGAAACATCATACTTATTACCGATTTCTTCAAGTGTTGTGTAGCTGTTGGTATAGGTCATATAGATATTAAAGTACAAGGTTTTAAGGTCAGTCTTTCTCATCGAAATACTCCTCATAGTGTGTAACCTCGCCCCAACTCTTTCCTATCTCAGCGTCTACTTTATTGGGAACTTTTAGTTCTACGCAGTCCCTCATTATTTCTATTATTTTTTCACACTCTTTTTTGTCTTTTATTGATATGTTCAATTCGTCGTGTACTTGAGTGTGCGCAACTATCCCTTCTTTGTATAGGTCTAACATCGCTTGTTTAGTCATGTCTGCTGCTGAACCTTGAATCAATCTGTTCATTGCTTTATAGGTAAAGGCTCTTTTTAACCTACCGCCATATTCATCCATGGCTTTTTCTATAGGAAGGGGAGTTTCCCTACGGTCGAAAGGTTCGTATAGGTTAAACCTACACTTACGACCCAGAATCGTTTTAACAAAGCCTCGATTCGCCCCCATTCGAGAGGCAGAGTCTCTTAGACCACGGACAAAGGGAACTCTTTCATGATACTGATCAAAAAGTATTTCCGCTTCTTCTGGACTAATTCCTAGTTGCTGGGTTAGTTTATCCTTACCCATTCCATAACTAAGACCTAAGTTTATAATCTTTGCTTCCTTACGACTTATATTAGCCATGTCTGCTACAATTTGGTGGAAGTCTGCGGAGTCGTCTTCGTATTCTATTGCTGCTTCTTCTGCACCATCTTGATGAGTAAGAACAGAATAGTGGACAGTTAGTCTGGGTTCTTGTTGAGAATAATCAAAACACCCCCAATGATGACCTTCTTCTGGTATAAATAAACTTCTGATTAAATTACCTATCATTGGATCTCTAGCAGGTACTTGTTGCAGATTAGGGTTTGAACAACTGAAACGACCAGTTACAGTTCCTCCTCTATCTGATCTTAAAGGATGTAATTCTCCGTGAATTCTGCCATCCACTAAATGTTCTAATATCATTTTATCTATAAAGGTGGTTCTAGCTTTATTGATTTTTCTTGCTTTGGCTATTGCCATGGGAAGTTTGTGTTCATGTCTCTCTAACCACTCAGCCACAAAACTAGGTGCTTTGGTTTTAGGAGTGGTTGGGTACTCTAAACCAGCTCTATCGAAAACTTGAGACAAAGATTGTGCCGCCCACAAGTCAGGTTCAATTCCGTACCACCTTTTTATTTCTTTTATTATCTTTTTCTCTTCATTGAGAAGTTGTTTCTTTACTTGTTGTGCTTTATCGGTGTCTATAAGCACTCCTTTATTTCTGGTTGATATAAGCACAGGTAATAACGAACTCTCTAGTTCATAAATATCAGTTATATCTTCATCCTTGATGCCTATCTTTAAAATCTGCCAAATTCTATAGGTAAGATCAGCGTCTTGCTCAGCGTATATTCCCACATATTCAGGAGGAAGTTTATACATCTCAGACTTAGGATCAACACTAAAAACTTGTGCTGCTTCTTTTAATAAAGATTCGTCTTTTACTTCGTTTAGGTACTGTTTGCCTAAACTGTTTAAGGAATAGCTGTATTCATTTTCATTTATCAGAGGAGCAGCCATCATTGTGTCGTGTATTTTACCGTTAATTGTGTAGCCTTCCGCCATTAACCAACCGACATCGTACTGAGCGTTATGAAAGATCTTATCATTAGGTGCGTCCAGTTGTTTTTGTAGCCACTTTCTAACTACGTCTTTATCTAGGTTGGCACCACTATGGTGAGCAACGGGGAAATACCCTTTCCAACCTTTAGTTGCTACGGCTATCCCTATAATATATCCCCTGTCTTTAAATGCCCAGCCTGGACCATGACTCCTAAGCCACGGATCACAGGTTTCTAAATCTATGGCTATTTCTTTTTGCCCTGTTAGGTCTGGGAAAGAAGTTGGCGGTGCCCACTCCACATCAGGAAGCATAAACTCCATTACACCTTGTCTTGTCATACTTCTGCCTCTCTGCACATATTCTGTTTGCCAAAGTAACACCACTTACACTTAAACTTAGATGGATTAGCAGGAAATTCTTCTGCAGTGGTCATCGCTATTGCCCTTAGGTTTATTCTTTCTTGTTTTACTTTAATACTTTCGGGTGTGTATATGTAGCGGTCTATCTTACCATGGTCTAAGTACCACATTTCTGTAGTGATGCTTTCTAGTTCGGGGTAGCGTTTAAGAGCTATCGCCCCGTACAGCTCACACTGTTCTTTGTGGACCTCTTGATTACCGTCATATCTTCCTGTCTTAAAATCTATAACCCGAGCTTCTTTACTTGTGCCTTCCTCATAGACAAAAGCGTCTACTTTAGCCCTGCCCCAAGTATCGTCTTCAAACCATC